TGAGAGCGGTTTGAATGGGCTTTGTATACACATTGTCAAGGTTGAGGAAATTTCGGTTAGCAAGTCGGTAGACCATTCCAAACCATCCCCATTTTTTGGTAAGGCGTATTTCATCGCCACTTCCCCCTTCCTCACCATCCGCAAATACTTCTGGAAAGAATTCAATAAGTCGATTCCTAAACTCCAAAAAAAAAGCATCGCACCAAATGCAGTGTTCGCGTCTATCTCCTTAAATGCCGTGTTTAGGTCGGCATTGTAAGCCATGATTTCATACCTTCCATTCTGTCCTTTTTTGGTAATGGGGCGATACAAAACAGACAACACTTTCCAAAGGTCGTTTGGTTCTTTGCAGTAATTTTCGATGTCAATGAATTCACCCGTTGTGAGTTCGTCAAAGTTTGGAATGAATCCGTATTCAATGCCTTTGTACTCGAACCTGGGGGTGAATGTTGGTTTAGATTCCAACATGGTTGTGATTTTTTCCACACAGTATTTCAGTGTGTCAAATGGCATATTCTTAACCTCCGACATGGTCAAGTCACAAAAGATTGCCACCGCTTCCAACTGCCTTGATACATCATCCATTTCGGGTTTTAACCCGTTGTATGTTATCATTTGATGTAACTTTACATCACGCAGTTCGATAGGTACAATTATCTTTTTGTTTTCAATCATATACTATATAAAACGAAGAAATTCCCGAATGTTTACGGGAATCTTTCGTGAAGGATGGTGTGTACCCTTGCATGGTATCTTTGAACTTCTTTGTCCGTCTGCAAAATATCCCCAAATTCACGCACTGATGAAATGATGGTGGAGTGATCCCGCCCACAGATTAGCCCAATTTCTTCAAAGGTCATTTCTAAACGCTTTCTGCAAATGTGATTGAACATGTGACGGGCATACAACGGCCTTCGTTTTCTTGACCTTGTTATCACTGTGTCTGGCGTAAGGTCGTAAACCTCACAGATTGCCCGTAACACTTCACGCCATGGGGTTGGTTCTAAATTGATATCTGTTTTGGGTTGGACAATTTCACGCTTTAACGCACGAACCAAATTATCATAGTCCGATTTCTGTTCAATCATCTGCAACCGCATCCGCCTGATTTCTTGTTTGAGGTTATGCACTTCTTGGTAATGGCTCATTTTTCACCCCCTTCGGTTAGTTTGATGAATCCCGTGTTTTGGTTTGCCCCAGTGATGCGGATAAAATCCACTTCAATCTTTGCCGAATTGATAATCACTTGGCTTACATCTGCCATTGTTTTTGCCGTTTCGATGTCAATGTCACCATCCTTTAATCGTTCCAACACTTCAAATAAGTGGTCACGCACATCGTTAATCTTGTTTCTTGCCATGTTTTTTTATGTATTTTGTTATTTCTCGTTTGATATTGATTGCATCTTTGATTTCCTTGGGGTACTTCATTGGGTGGTGTTCCTTCATAAAGTGCATTTTGTCCACCATCTCCAAGTTACTTATGTCGCAATTCTGTTTGTTGCCATCCTTAAACACTATGTATTTGAATGGTGGGATTTTGCCGTTGTGTTGTTCCCAAGTTAATCGGTGAAGGGGTTTATACCCTTGCTCGGTTTTAATCGTTATGAAGTCCCTATAACTGCTCAAATGACCTATTGGATGATAGTTGTGTGGGCGTTGTCCTTTAACAAATCGTGTTTCAGCACCATTCAGCATCACACCCTTTGTTCCTTTGCACCAACTTGTACATCCTTTTTTGAATTTAGGCAAGTGCTTATGTGCGGTGTTTTTCAAATAACCCTGCCAAAAATCCTTATCTTTTCTTAACCCGTTTTTGTATGCAATGTTTTTGATGACATTCGGTGTGCAATTAAACTTCACCGCCAAGTCCTTGTTGTGAGTTACTGGAAACAACAAGCGAAATTCATCCATTTCGGATTCAGTCCACACCTTGAATTGTTGCTTTGATTGCTTTGAAGATTTCATATGCTACTTGTGGTACTATTGCGTTTCCGTATGCTTTTATTGATTCGTTCCTCCACTTTGAAAAGGTAATTCCGTCCAACTTGGTGGGAAGCCCATCATCTCCGCCACAAATCGGGGATTCAGTTGGGAAATGGATCCAGTCGTTTCCCTTGCTCGTTTTGTCAACGAATCCTGATTTTCCAAGCCCGTCACCTTTTCCCCACAATCCGATGCCATCGGTGTCGGCAACATCCCCATCGCTGCAAAATGTTCCAAGTACATCGCCCGTGTTTCCCCTCCGTAAATCTCCTTGCGCTTCATCGTTTGTTCCTCCGTCACTTCCCGTGGACTTGAATTTGGAGTAGGCAACAAACCAACACCTTTCCCTTCTGTGCGGTGCGTTTTTACTTGCAGCACCAATAATAAACGGTTGAACTTCGTACCCTTCATTTTCCAAGTCAACGCACACCTGGTTGAATACCAATCCGCCATCAATAGTCGTGATACCAAAGACATTTTCTGCAACGACATATTTGGGTTTAATTTCTTGTATTGCTCGAAGCATCTCGCCCCACAAGTAGCGTTCATCCTCCGTTCCTTTGCGTTGTCCCGCGTTGCTGAATGGTTGGCAAGGGAATCCACCCGTGAGAATATCAATTCTGTTTGCATATTTTGTAAAATCCGTTTGTGTTATATCGCCATAAGAATCGGCATTTGGGAAATGGTATTTCAATACTTTTTTACCGAATTCGTTCCACTCACAATGGAATACATTTTCCCATCCCATCCATTCGGATGCCAAGTCAAACCCACCAATTCCCGAAAATAAACTACCGTGCCTCATTATTTGTCTTTGCAAATATATGAAACCCACACGAAATAAACAAAGGGGCGGTTAAGCCCCATTTACTCATTTCCCCCATGTTGGATGCAAATTGTAATGTTCTTCGTTTAAGTAGATGATTTGAATAAAATCATTTTGTGATTGTCCTTGTTGTTGGAAAATGTAAACCAATCCTTTTTTAATTAAACTTCCAAGACCTCCGCGAACAATTTTAATATCTGTTTTAGTCCATCTTGCTAAGTCGCTTGCTTCTACATCCGAAAAACCTTCTTCGGCATAAAGGTGATTGATAAAGCAAGTCAACAAGGTTGTTTCCAGTTCTGTTAGATTCAAATTTTTCATGTCGTTTGTCATATTGTTCAACAAATATACACCCATTATTTGTAATTCCAAATATAAAATGAAAAATAATTAAAAAAATTATCGGATGTCGTATTGGCCATAGTTCCCACGAACTCCCAATGCCATCATCTCATGGTAGCGAAGTGCGTCACAGATGTGTTCTGTACCCGTTGGAATGTTGGTTGTACGCCCCTGAGCATCGGTATCCCAACAATAGTTGCGCAGTTCTTTAATTAGGTTTGTGGATGTGGATGTAACCAAATACGATTGTGATTGCATGATTTGGATTCCGTAGTTGATGGAATCCTTTCCCTTGGTTACGCCCTTAATTCTTATGCCGTATCTCCGTATCTCATCAATTGACTTTGGTTCTGCGCTATCCGCATACACTGGCACAAAGTTGGGTAATGCCTTTGCAATGTCCGAATTGAGCATCCCTGTGCGATATGCGACCTCATCAACGATGCGTTGGCCATTGTACTCATATACGGCCACTATTGCCGTAGGGTCGTTTGTATAACCAAAATCGACACCACAACCAAGCAACCTTGCATCCTCTGGAATCTTGTCAATGGTTTGCCAATTTGAAAAGATAACCCCTTGAAGGTTTCCAATTTCACCAAGCCCATATACTCTGAACCAATTTTCCCAATACCTACTTGTTTTTCCCTTTTCTTTGGCCTTTTCAATCTCCGCCACAATGGATTGGTCCAACGCTTCGTTGTCCTTATATGTAAGGATTATCATTTCGGAATCAGAGTCATTAATGAGTTCCGAATCTACCCAAAATTCCCTTACTGGGTTGTAGTCAAGATAAATGAACTTTCTTGTACGAATGGAAAGTTGGTAGTATGATTCCCAATCTATGTTGTTGCACTCGTTTACGAATAAAACATCACGCCTTGCGCCCCTCAACTTTTGGGGTTGATCCGCTGAAAAGAATTCAATGTATGAATCATTTGAGAATGTATAAGTGAGTGAAGATTTGTTCCACTTGTTTACATCATACATTCCCACCATGTCCATGATTTTAAGAAAGTCACGGATTGCACCCCTTCGCAAATGCGGGATGGTTTCCGATACCACGCTAATTTCACACTTTGGGTTTTGCACCGCGTATGTGATAAGCATGGGAATAATACTGAATGTTTTTGATGATGATGTTCCACCGCGCACAATTCTAACCCGCTTTCGCAGTTGTGAAATCTTGGTTTGGGCGGTGGTTTTTTGAAGCATTATTTCACATCCAAGTCAATACCATTGAAAATTGGCTTTTCGGTGGTAACATCAATTTGTTGGGTGGGCATACCAAATCCCGAATCCATCAATTGTTTGTACGCACCCACATCACCTTTCCTTGCCTTGTGTATCATTGCAAGGGTTATTAAATCTTCTTGGGATAGTTTTTCCAATTCACCCGTGATGGGGTTTTTACTTTCTTGCATTACCTCCAACCACTTCCGTGCGATGGTGCTTCGGTTCTTGCTTCCCTTTGGTCTGCCATTGGGGTTGCGTACTTCACCAGGTTGTGCAGGAATTAAATAATCTTTGTTTTCCATGTGTTTACTAATTATTTGCTAATTATCTGACATCAATTTTATCGTAGTATGCCTCATTTCTATTTACAATTTGATACCACCGATTCCAATCTTTTGTTGGGTCTTCCATCCAATCATCTTCGTTTTCAAATTGTTCCCAATACTTCTGCCATTTCGTTAATACCTTATTGTGTTTTTCAACATACGCTTTTGCCAATTCTTCATTTTTAGTCACAAATATATTGTGACGCATAAAATCGTCATAAGTTCCCGTTGTGTACTTGACTACCCACATGATTAATCGTTTGGTAAAAGGGGAATAGGCATCCACATATAGGGTGCATTGATTGGTGAATCATCATGTGACAAATACCATTGCCCGTCTAAAATATAAGCAACCTCTTTGGTGTCAATTAATACCCACACTTGGTCATGTGGTATGGTGTCGCGGGTTTCTCTCCATGCTTTCATAGTTCTAATAGTTTCCAAACTGCTTGTTCGGGTGTTGATGCTATTTTTTGTAATGCTTTTTTTACTTGGTTGTATTCATCGGGGGTGTATTCCAATGTAATTTTTTGGGTATCAATCTTTGGTTCATCCTCTACTTCGTCAATAACTTTTGGCAGTTCCAATCCCCAATCTTCCAAATCATCCGCATCAAAATCGTTGGCAAGTGCATCCCAATCCCACGATCCGTAATTCGTGTTGTCGCGGATTAAAAATTCCCTTTGGCGTTCTGCACTCCAATCAACTTTTTGGCAAGGTACGGTTGTAAACCCAAGTTCTTTCATTGCCATAAATCTTTGGTTTCCTCCCAAAATCATGTTGTCTTGGTTGATAATCAATGGGCGAACCATCGTCATGTCGGGGAATTCCCGAATGGACTTTACCAACTGTTCAAACTTGTGGTCCTTAATGAACCTTGGGTTTGCATCGTTGGGGTGAATGTCGTTTATATTGTACGCTTCAATCATTTGTTCATTTTTATTTGGTGTGTGATGATTAAAAAATCCATGTGTTGTTTCTTATCCCCGTAAAATTCGTGGCAAGTTCTGCAAAGTGCCATGATATTTTCAATGTTGTCACGCAGTTTAGAACCACCCATTCCACGGGCTTTGATGTGGTGCAAATCCTGGGCAATTTTTCCACACACTTCGCAATAAATTGTATCACATTTATCATATCCAAAGTGTTTAAGGTAGTTCTTTTGATACGGTTTCATTCAGTTGCCTAATTTGTTTTAACCATTCGCCCCATCGTTCACGATCCGCAAACCTTACTTTGCACTTATCACAAATGTAAATTAAATTGGATTCAATGTGGGGTCCAGTGGGGTTGATTTTTTCTTCCGTGCTTACTTTGTAATGGTCACAAACCTCACATTCATTCTTGCACTTGATAAGTTTCATACACTTGTGTCAATTCATTTATCATGGTTTGCCATGCCTTTGGGTTGCAAGTACACGGCTTGTAAATTCTTTTGCTTTGGAATATCCTTGACCACATTTTGGATAGGTGGTCCGCTTCCATCGGTGATA